CCTTTTGAAATATCCCGATTACCCAAAGCGCACTTTAGCCAAATTAATTGTTCAAGAAAACCCAAGCATTGGAACTATTAATAGCGTTCGCCAACACATTTTAACATTGACTGGCTGTATGGGTGAAACGCACAAAAACGAAGCAATTATGCATACAAAATCAACCATACAAGAAGGATTGGAAAAACTCAAAGTTGTTAGCCATAACAAGGAAATGGAAAATGTCCATTTAGGCAAAGGGCGTTATCTTGTTTTATCCGATGTACACATCCCATATCACGAAGAGGATGCACTCACAACCGCCCTTGAATGGGGCTTGAATAATGATGTGGATGCCATTATCTTAAATGGGGATATTATGGATTGCTATCCCGTGTCTAGTTTTATCAAAGATCCATTGATGCCGACCTTAAAAGAGGAAATCGAAATGACCAAATCGTTCTTTTCTTATCTGCGTGAATTATTCCCTATCATTCCAATTATTTACAAGTTAGGCAACCACGAAGAAAGGGTGCGCACATACTTATTGCGTAACGCAAAAGAATTTAGTGATGTAGATAATTTAAAATTTGAAAATTTACTATCTTTGGATGCGTTTAAAATTCAGTTGGTAGGGCGTGAAATTATCAAGTTGGGTAAATTGAATGTATTGCACGGACACGAGATGGGGGAATCGGTTTTCAGTCCAGTAAACCCAGCAAGGGGAATGTTTTTGAAAGCGAAATCAAGCACACTATTCGGACACAATCACCAAGTTTCACACCACTCCGAAAACAACATCAATGGCGAAAGCACGGGTGTTTGGTCAATGGGTTGCCTTTGTACCTTATCCCCCGATTACCGACCTTTTGCATACACTAAATGGTCACACGGCTTTGCTTGTGTAGATGTGAATGAAGATTTGACATTCCGTGTAAACAATATGAAGATATTAAAAGGAAACATAATATGAGTAATACAAGCCCCAATCATTACAAAGGTGAAATCGAATGCATTGAAGCCATCAAAAGTTCAATGACCAAATCCCAATTCGTTGGGTATCTTAAAGGAAATGTGATGAAATATCTTTGGCGGTACGATCGGAAAAACGGGCTTGAAGATTTAGAAAAGGCAAACGTCTATTTGGGCTGGTTGATTGCCGAGAATCAAAAGGAAAGTTTATAATGCTACAAAAAACCACCGCACAAAGCAAAATCGCCCGACTTAAAAAACGGGTTCGTATCGTGCGTGGTGGTACATCTTCATCCAAGACTTTTTCTATTATCCCTATGCTCATTACCTATGCGGTGCAGAACAAAGGGATGGAAATATCAATAGTGGCGGAATCAATACCACATTTAAGGCGTGGTGCTATCCGTGACTTCCTAAAAATTATGGATATGGTGGGGATGTATAAAGACGATAATTGGAATAAGTCATCATTAACTTACACTTATAGCAATGGTTCATTCATTGAGTTTTTCAGCGCAGACCAGCCCGATAAATTACGAGGTGCAAGGCGTGATGTATTATTCGTGAACGAGTGTAATAACATAGATTGGGAATCTTACTACCAAATGGCAATTCGTACCCGTAAATTCATTTATTTGGATTACAATCCCGTTGCTGAATTTTGGGTTGATACCGAATTGATGGGCGATAAAGATTCGGATATGGTGGTATTGACATACAAAGACAACGAGGCGTTGGATGAATCCATAGTCAAGGAAATTGAAAAGGCAAAGCAGAAAGCCGAAACAAGCGATTATTGGCGCAACTGGTGGCGTGTATATGGCTTGGGTGAAATTGGTTCATTAGAGGGCTTGGTATTCGGTAACTGGAAAACAATTGATAACATTCCAAGCGAAGCAAGATTGTTAGGTTATGGCTTGGACTTTGGTTATTCGGTAGATCCAACGGCAATTGTTGCAGTCTATCAATACAACGAACAACGAATCGTTGATGAAATTTGTTATAGAAACGGGATGCTCAATTCCGACATCGCCAAAATAATACCCGATGAAGTTATGGTGTATGCGGATTCTGCCGAACCCAAATCAATAGATGACATACGAAGGTATGGCAAACGAATAAAAGGCGTTACAAAGGGAAAGGATAGTATCAATTACGGAATCCAGATAATGCAAGGGCAAGAATACCTAATCACCAATCGAAGCACCAATCTAATTAAAGAGTTGAGGGGCTATATTTGGGATAAGGACAAGCGTGGTAATTTAACGGGCGCACCAAGTGGGGTTGATCACGCAATAGATGCGTGGCGTTATTTCGAAATGGAAACGCTTGGAATGAAGCGCAATTTCGGTTCGTATGATGTGAGGTAAAACAAACCCACATCCATACGTTATTTATGTATGGAATTAACAATACCAACCAAATTAAGCGAGATTCCACTCTATCAAATGGTGGAATACAATTCGCTTGGGGAAATGTCGGCATCGGACAAAACGATGAAGGCACTTTCTATTTTTCTAAATGTCAGCGAAAAGGAACTTGCCAAATTCCCGTTGGCAGTCGTAAACAAGGCAATAAGCCACGTTCAAAATATTCTAAACGAAACCCCCGACTTTCATAAACAATTCACGCACAAGGGAATTAAATACGGTTTTATCCCAAATTTGGATGACATTACAACGGGGGAATTTATTGATATAGAAAATTACCAAAAGAATCCAGCCGATATGTGGAAATTGCTATCGGTTTTATATCGCCCAATCACAAAGGAAGGTCAAGGGCATAGATATTTGATTGAAACCTATAAGGGAAATGTGAACGAACAATTGAAGGATGTGCCAAGCGATGTTGCCTATGGCGCATTGGTTTTTTTTTGCAATTTAGGAATCGACTTACTGACCTATACGCTGAAATCTTTAAGAATGGCAACGGAAGCCCAGACGAACAAGGATTCAGTAAAAAATGGGGATGGTTCACTTTTATCCATCTCTTATGTGGAGGCGATGTTACAAAGTTTGACGCAGTTAGTAAGTTGCCCATTCACACCGCTTTCGTATGGGGTGCTTACAAATCCGATATGGCGGATATGGAAAGACAAATTATCAACAAAGCAAAACGATGAGTAAACAAAATATAGGCGGTTTATTCGCCATCTTAAAAGAGATTGCAGACGAGTTGGGGTGGAACTATTCACACGGTAACTTATCGGAAGTTGGATTCCGTGCGGTCCAAGTGTACCCGTTACAACACGTCACCATTCAAAGCATCACGGTTGCCGATCAAATTAGCACGGTGACTTTAAACGTAGTCATTGCCGATATTGTTAATTTTCTTAAAGGCGAGAATGAAACGATGGATTTGGTAACGCTATATTCTGAAATCGGGTACACCGAAAATTCAAACTATGCGCATATTCTCAACCAACTATATGTGAAGTTCACGTTGAAATTGCGTGAAAAGATATTGCAATACAACGAGGATTGGAACGTGACCTTACCAGTAACGATGACACCTTTTATTGAGGCAGATAAGGACGTATTGGCTGGGCATACAATATCAATGGTTTGCGAGATACGAAGCCCGTGGGTAATTGATTGCTACGATGAAGTATAAAGAAACGCAAAAAGTGATGGCGGAAGCCGCAGACTTTATGGCGAAAGCCGTTCGTTTGACGTTGGAAGCAAAACACCCTCGTGTTGCAATTCGTGCTAGTTGGAAAAAGACGGGTGGCGGATGGCAGCCCGTGAATGTCGTTAAACAAAAAGTTCGTGCCAATTACATCGCATCGGGTACGTTGGTAAAATCAATACAACCCTTTTCAAAAGATTTGGAATTTGGTGTTGAATATGCCCAAACGGGTGAGTTTTTACGTCAAGGTAGGCAACCATTTGGTAAGAACAAAGGCGGAAAAGGAATACCCGTTAGCAATATGCGTGAATGGACACAAATGAGGCGCATAAGACCAAGAGATTTAAGCAACAATCAATTCATATCCAACAACGAAAAGAACCGCAAGGCAATGAGTTTTATGATGAATCGTAAAATTAAATATTTTGGAATCGAACCCTTCGACTTTTTGAAGATGCCAAGAGTGTACACACTAGACAAATACCGCAGTAAAATAATTGAATCAGTAAAGAAAGATCTACAAAATGGAATTTAATCAACAACCAAGTGGAATAGTAGGGGCAAATAGCCCTTTAATATATCAGTTTTATGATGCTGGTTACGCATCTACTGGATTTTATTACAAATGTGATATATACGTTTGGAGTGGCGGAAGCGGTGCAGTACCAGCAACCCCACAAGCAACGATTGAGCGTGTACCCGATACCTACGCAAGTGGTAGGGCAATGATTGATGCGCATAAAATAGTGCAACAATATTTAACAACGGATTTTTTCGAGGCGAATACGGACACGGTAACAATTGATGGCGGTGCGGTTTGGTGCTTGGTTAAGGTTCAAGGTTTCATTGATGACACGGCAGATACATCGTTGATCACATCAAACACGGTTTTGGCAACAAATGGTTACACTTATATGGCAAGTGGTATAAATACATCACTAACCACAACGGGATTATTCACAAGCAAAAGCAAGTTCATTATTCCACAAGGTGCAACCCGATACTATGTGTGGTTCGATGCAAGTGTAGTAACCGATTTAGAAATTGACGTTACAAGCGTTACCCCAACTGCCGTAACCACAAGTTCCAATCGCATACAAGGGATTGATTTGGTGGCGTTGTATGACGATAGCGGAGTGAGTGGGAATGCCACGTTGGTAGTAACCACAACATCAACGCAATATTTGATTGCTATTGAACGCCCTTGTGAGAATAGATACGGACAAATACCCGTTCACTTTTTGAATCGTTGGGGTGTTTATGAAACGTATATTTTTAATGCGTTACACCGCACCCAAATCGAGGTGAGCCGTGAACAATACCAAAGGGCTTTATTTGCTCAAACCGACTTAACCGAAAAATGGGCGTATGGCTACCAAGTCAATACACCATATTTGGTAAATGCCAAAGAGCAATACACCCTCAATACAAATTTCATTCCCGAAAACGATAACGATAGCATTCAACAAATGCAGTTGAGTGATAATATTTTGATTGATGACAACGGGTTGAAATCGGCTACCATTACCGATACGTCATTGCCGTTTAAAACACGCAACAATGATAAGTTGATAGATTACACCATCCAGATGGCGGTTAATTCATCGGTTATAAACAAGGTAGTGCGATGAGATTTTCGTTAGTAATTAATCACGGTGTCGATACCCTATCGCCTATTTTAACGCCTTATTATTCACGTTGTGAGGTAATAGAAGGTCAAGAGTGTTTGGTGTCGGCATTGCAGAGTTTAGGTGGCACATTTCAAAGCGCAGTTCCAGTTGATTTGTTTGAAGATGAAACCATCCAATTAACACGGGAAATAAAAGACTTTTTAACTGCCGAAGCCAAAACGGATTTCACGCAACAATTCAATATCCCATCAACGCCAACTAACGATTCGATTTTTCAAAACTACTTTGATGAAAATTCCGTGCTGACTGGGTGGAATGCCTTTCTAAAATTAGATGCCCAAATATATATTCACTCAATACCTATTTTTGATGGATGCGTTGAATTAACGGGAGTTGAATTTAAGAATGGATTACCACGCCAATATAACTTAATATTCTACGGACAAGGCAAAAAGGCGGTGGCGAATTGGGGCGAAAAAACTTTGCCAATGGTGGATTGGAGTGATTACAATCACGTTGCAAATGTTTCTAATGTTTTGGATTCTTGGGATGGTAATTTATTGAGTGGTAAGATACTTTACCCATTAGCAGATTGGCATATTGGTTTATCGTATGTTAAGGGCTTGGGAATAAGCAACAATATGTATCAAGGTGGAATTGATGTAAACGATTTACGACCATCAATTTTGCTCAAGGAAATGATATCGACTTGTTTTGCGGATATTGGGTATACATTGAGTGGTTCGCTTTTAGGTAAAAATTATTTTGATAATCTCTATGTTGCCCCAATGTCGGGTGCTGGTGCAGTTCAAAATACTGCAAACGAAGATGCAAAAATAAATGTAAGCAAAACTTCATTTTCATTAAGTCCTACGGTTCAATTCGTACCATTGGTTTTTGATACCGTAACGTCCGATCCATTAAGTTTATACGATTTAGGAACTGGAGAATACACCGTGCCATTTACGGGGGAATACACTTTCCAATTAGATATAAACGTTCAAAGTGTTACTAATATTTTTAATTGGCTTTCATTAGGAAGCCCAAGCAATGCGCAACAACTTTCGGTACATATCCCAAATGCTGGTGGTTATACGCAAAACATTGTATTACAATTAACAAAAGGGGATAAGGTAAAAACTCAATATGCAACAACAAGCGGTTTTACTTTAAATTCGGTTTCAATGCAAATCACAAAAGTGCCTTATGGAATCGTTGGTACAACTTTGAATATGGGCGTTGTGATGCCCGAAATGAAAGTTACCGATTTTATTACATCATTTTTGAGAACTTACAATGCGGTATTGATACCCACAAGCGATACAAATTTTGAGTTGCATAATATTGATGATTACTATGAATTAGGGGCAACCAAAGAATGGACAGAGCATATTGATATGACCGATATTCGCCACGAAAAAGTGCCAATCCCTCGCAGTATTAAAATGTCGCATTTGGAATCAGAGGATTTGGCAAATGTCCAATATGAATCTTTAAACAATCAAACTTATGGAAGCGTAACGGCATCCCCCGAAGTTGATTTTTCAGCAGACGAATTAAATGTGCAAAGTCCATTTGGAATATTCGTTCCAAGTTTAATCAATCAGCAAAATTTTCAAGGTCAAAAGATAGCAGAAACACCATTCCAATATCCAGTTGTTTTGGATGGCGATATGAAGCCCGTTAAATCGGATTTCTATTTGTTTTATTACAATGGACTTGTGGCAACGCCAAATGATAGATTTCAATTCGCTGGGGTTTCATATACGAGTTACCCAATGATTTCATCCTATCAAGATTTCCCAACGATCACATCCACAAATTCGGTGGCATTTGGAGTTGAAGCAACGATAAGTGGCGATGCCCCAGCATCTACAATTTTTACCAATTTTTATCAAAGGTATTTATCACGAGTTTTTTCAAGCAAATCACGAATCGTACATTTTGACGCTATTTTGCCCGTTGGCGAATGGTTGCAACTTGAGATGAACGACACGATTGCGGTGTCGGGTAATTACTACAAAATCCAATCTATTGAATACGATATATTGAACGAAAAGGCGCACCTTGTTTTAATGAGTTATCCCGATGTGGAATTGCAATCATATACCACTACGGGTAATTCTACGGGGTGGCAAGATGCACAAGAACGCCCCGATGGAGTAACCACCTTAAATGGCGATGCCGTTGGGCGTGGTGTTACCAATTCAAAAGATAATGTTGGTGGCGGTACGGGTGTAACCATATTAGGGCAAACATCATTCGGAAGTTCAACAATGAGTTATTTAAAAGGTGCGGTTGATGAATTGCTAAAGAACCGAAGCGTGATAATTGCAACCAATGATTCATCTCAAATTGTGACGGTTGATAGCGAAAATAATTTTACACCGATATTAAATTCCCATATACGATGGGTGCGGATAACATCACCATCAACGTGGCTGGTACTTACAAGGTAACGGCAGAATTAGGCATCCAACATTCGCACGGACACGATATTGCAGCGTCTATTTTATTGAACGGGTTAATTACAAGTGGATATGTAAATATGGGTACATTCGATCAAGCGACATCCATAAGCGAAGTTTTTGAGATTGGCGAAGGTAGTGAAGTTGCAGTTGGTTTGGCTTGTTTAGATAGTCACGCTGGAACGGTAGATGTAAACACGGTTAAATTAAGAGTTGAAAAATTATGATAAGCGAAATAATACAGATAGTGCAATCCGATAAATGGAACGGGGTTTCAGAACGGGTTGAGTTTGCAAAAGGCAGCGATAAGATAATTACCACTTGGGGTGGTGTTTGGAAGTACATTAAAAGACTATTGAAATGGCAGAAACCGTAAAATTTACCATTGAAGTTGATGGTAGCGATCCAACAAAGGTTGTTGAGAAATTATCACACGCATTAAGCGAAGCGAGTAAGGCAGCAAACAAAACCGAAAAGGCGGTTGATGAAGTAGGCAAAAACGCAGAAAAAAGCGAAGGCATATTTAAGAAATTAGGCACAACCATTAAAGGTGGTTTGGGGATTGGCTTGGTTGTTCAAGCGTTAGACACTTTTAAAAATGGGTTGTTAGAGAATCAAAAGGTTCAGAATTTAGTAAATCAAGGAATGGTAATATTTCAAGGCGTTATCAATGGCGTTATTGAAGTATTAGATCCATTATTGAGTGGATTAACTAAAGTATTTACAGAACCAGTTGAATTGATTAAGAGTTTTGGGCAATTGATTTTTGACCAAGTTTACAATCGCCTTGTTGGAATATTTGAACTTGTACCCAAATTAATAGATTCATTAACTTATTTATTTATGGGTGAATTTGCAGAAGCGGGAAAAGTTGCCACAAATGCAATAGCAAAAGTTGTATTGGGTGTTGAGGATACAATTGGTGTTGTTACAGATTTGGCAACCAAAACGGGTGAAGCATTTGGCAAAATTGCAAAGTCTACAAAAAAGGCGTTTGATAATCGTGAAGTATTAGCCAACGCAGAACACAACATCAATAAATTATCCATTCTTTATACTGGAATCGTTGAGAAATACGATTTAATGGCTGAAAAACAACGCCAAATTCGTGATGACGAAACCAAAACTATTTCGGAAAGGGTGAAAGCCAACGAAGAATTAGCGAGGGTATTGGATGAAGGCGCAAAAAAGGAAAAGGAAAACTTACAATCTCGTATTGGTATATTGCAAACGCAACAAAATTTGTTGGGCAAAACCAAAGAACGTGAACTTGAAATCCTATCATTACGTCAAGAATTAACGGGTGTAGATGCCAAATACGCTGGTTTAAAATCCGAGCAATTAACAAACATCAATGCGTTAGAAAAAGAGGCGATTGAATTGAAACGTGCGGAAGCGGAAGGCACTATTGAAGCCAATGCCATTATCGCACAAAGCGAAGCGGATTTGTTAAGTGATACATTAGAGGGTTTTGCAAAACGCAAACAATCTTTAATGGATGAATTTATGGCAAGGCGCAAAGCAATTGATGAACAAATATCGAGCGCAAAAGAAGGCACACAAGCATACGTTGATGCCATCAATGAAAAGAAAATCTTGGATGCTCAATACGCTGCGGATGTAAGGGCAAACGAAACCGAATTGGCGAAGTTTAAAGACGATTTAGCCCAAAAGGATAAAGATAATGCAGAAGCCGTTGCCCAAGCCAAAATTGATGCATTGACACAAGGCATTCAAGGGGTGCAATCATTAGTGAGTGCAGATAGTGAATATGGTAAAGCATTGGCAATTGCTCAAGCGGTTATCAATACTTATCAAGGTGCATCTAAAGCATTAGGACAAGCGGGTGTATTTGGTCCTATTGCTGCGGCTGGTGTGATTGCATCGGGTTTGGCTCAAGTTCGTTCTATTATGCAAACCGAATTGCCAGAATCCCCAATGGGTGGCGGTGGTGGTGGCTCAAGCGTATCAATGCCAAGCGGACCATCGGTGGGAATAGTAAGCGGACAGATGAATCAAACGAATCAATTACAAGCCCAATTGAATAGCCAAATGGCAAAACCAACACGGGCGTATGTCGTTGGTCAAAATGTAACAAGCCAACAATCGCTTGACAGACACATATTGCAAAATGCAACACTTTAATTAATAAACGTTAATTTAGCAATGAAGATAATTGAATTGATATTGGATGAGGATAGCAAAATGAGTGGCATTGATGCAATTTCGATTGTTGAAAGCCCCGCTATTGAATC